CGACTGGCCGTCAATGATGAGGACAATCCTCACAGCACCCTGACGCTGCGTAAGGCAGACCGTGAACAAAACATCGGCCGTGCAGACTTCAATGCCGTGGACATACAGGTTGCCAATAGTGAACCTGTAGCATTGACAGGTGATGACGGCACAAACTTCTCAGAGCCAGAGACCACATACAATGCCAAGTACCCACACAACCATGTACTAGAGACCGAGGGCGGCCACATACGAGAGTATGATGACACCGTGGACGCCAAGAGAATACATGAACGACACGCCAGCGGCTCAGCATATGAGATTCTGGATGATGGCACAAAGATTACAAGGGTCAAGAAGGATAACTATGACTTAATCACAGGTGACCACTTCGCCCACATCAAAGGCAACCACAGTACCACAGTAGATGGTGGTGTGCGAGTGTTCGTCAATGCAAACGCTACAACCGGCTCATCATACACCATTGAGGTAGGCAACAAGTCGAATGTCAATGTACAAGTGAACAAAGGTAATATAAATCTTCATAGTTCTGACGGCGATATCAATTTAAAGTCAGGTAAAGATATAGTCATTGACGCCGCACAAGGTATATACATGAAAGGCAACCTGTATAGTGCTGAGATAGACGGCACATGGTTAGAGAAGGTCACAGGTACTAACACTAAAACAGGCAAAAAAATTAATTTAAATTAGCATTTATGAATCGCAACCTCGAAAAACTGGCTAAGACCGTTTGAGTACATAAGGGATCTGTTTGGGTTTAGATAAACACTATAAATAAAGTAAAAGGAGATTACCATGGAAACAAAAGATATTATAGGAGGGCAACAAGATGAAGAACCCTCTAGTAGCAATTTTAAGTAAATGGATGCTTAGAGCATATATTGTCTGGTCTTTATGTTTAGATGTAACACTAATTGCAGGTATACTATATTATTTTTTTATATACTAATATTCTATATCCTCATACTACATATATAATTTCGTATATCACTAAATAGTTAGTAATATATCCTCAATAGTGTATTACAGTTTACAATCTCAGGATAAACCATTGGTTTTTTTCTGAAAAATTTTCTCGGAGGAAAAAAGACATGAAAAACTCTTACACTACTCTACATAGAAACCTTGATAACAGGATTCTCACACTTGAAAAAGAACCACACCCTAATCAAACTCTCATTAAAGACTTAAAGAAACAGAAACTTAAACTGAAGGACAACATGGTTGCCACAGTCAACGAGCAAATGGATCTCTTTGAAGCACAAGATAAGGAACGCAAATACAAACAATTACAATCAATGATATCAGCACAAAAGCGAAGGGACAAGAAAAAGCGTGCAGAAAGAAAGAAGAAGATTTATGCCATACGAAGAACAGACATATACTCTGGTGGATAATAATGATAGACATATATCGACAAAGGCGACAAGCCGTGGAAGGTAATACATCTATTTCTTATACAAGGGAGATTTCCTGTAATGGCAATTTTTTATTGAATATGCCTGAACAGGAACATCCTCTTGTCTATTATGTCATACCGACTGAAACCAATCAGGTCACCTGTGAGTATTGTGGCAAGACCTTTGCTTATGTCGAAGGAGACTTGTAATGGGAAAAATTCTTTACTTTAACAAGAAAAAAAAATCTTCTAAAAAAAATTCAAGTTATTTAGAGTATATGCAAGGTATTATTAATGGATTTAAAACGAATAAACTTATACTATTTCCTCTAAATAGAAGAAAGGGAAAAAATCATGGAAAGAACATTTAAGTGGATTGAAGGATTAACAAGAAGTGCAAAAGATTCAGCGGTCTCTTATACCGACATCAACGAAGAATCAACAGCAAGAAGTTTCAAGAAGGCCGTAAAAGATTTTGGTAATAAGAAAGCCAAAGAATTATCACACATACGAGTATCGTATACAAATAAGAGCAATAATCTGATTGACCGATGGGTACAACTACCAATGGGTCGTAAGAAACATTTACTACGATAAACAATTATAAATACTTACAAATGAAAACATTAAAACAGGTCGAAGCAATTGATTGTCTTTGTGAAGAAACATATAAAGACTTAGAAATCACCGAAGCGGAGTATCAAGGTAAAAAGGTTAAACTCAATGACCCGATACGAGGTGGTAGTAAGAAGTTTTATGTCTATGTAAAAAATGCAAAAGGTAATGTAATTAAAGTATCTTTCGGCGATACAACTGGTTTATCTATCAAGCGTGATGATCCTGCAAGAAGAAAATCTTTTCGTGCAAGACATAACTGTGATACAGCAAAAGATAAAACAACAGCACGATATTGGTCATGTTATCAATGGCGTGCCAATGCACCTGTTGATAATTAAATTTCTTTAACACTTTTAGGACATAAATAATAACATATAGTATGTTGAGTTTGAAGATATCAAATTTGAAAACCTCTATATAATTTCTTTTAAAAGGAGATAACATGATAAAACAAATACTAGCTATTAGTAGCATAGTACTATTTTCGTCAGCGATTTCTGCTGCTGAAATCATACCTTATGGTTCATTTAACTACAAATGGTCAAATGATGAAAATTCATCTGGTAAAACTTACAGTAAACTTGAAGATAATGGTTCTTCAATTGGTGTTGAAGTCATTGATTTAGGCGTTGAAGGCGATACGATTACAGGTTTTGCTAAACTTGAAGTCGGCGTTGACACAGACGATAGCGGATCAGATACATTCGATTCTAAACTTGCCTATGTAGGATTAGATTCAAATATGGGTGCATTATCAGTAGGTCGCCAATCACATCCATTTGCAGATAACATTGGTGGTAAAACATCAATCTTTAATGTCTATGGTGGAAGTAGTGATTGGAACTATGCTTCAAGGTCATCTAACAGTATGAAATTTTCAACAACACAATCAGGTCTGACTTTAGATACGATTGGTATTGTTGACGGATCAAGTACAAACACAAATGCTTTTGATGAGTTCGAAGTTACAATTTCAACAAAGTTATTCGGTAGTGATGTATCAGCAGGATATGCTGATGATGTCAATAATGATATATCTTATTGGGGTGTTGCAGGTTCTACTGATTTAGGACCTATTACAATGAGTTCATCATATACAATATATGACGCTGCAACTGACAAATATGGATTAGAAGCAACAGTAAGTTATTCTATCTTTAGTGTTGGTTATGGTGATAAAGAAGGAACAGGTGTTGCATACACAGCAGGCGTATCACATGATTTAAACGAATCAGTAAGTGTTTATGCTGAAGGTGAAATGAAAGATTTAGATTCTGGATCTGACACAACTTCTTGGTCTATCGGCAGTAAATTTACATTTTAAGATAACTAATACGGCATTTCCGCCGATTGAGGGCGCCAAAGGGCGCCCTTTTTATTTACATTCCTAAATGATTGTCGGGAGTTTTTCCTGTGATGTTATAATACTTTTCTTTCCAGTTGTCTTTGTATTCTGTCTGGCAGTATCGTTTGATAGGATCATCAGCAGTATTATTAAATAAATAATCAAAAACGGACTCAATAACTTTAAACATTCATAACCTTTCTTAAAATAATATCTCATATCATAAAATATATAGTCTAGTTTTCTATGCATTTAACACATTAAGATTGCAACACTTCTATGCAAAATATAGATAGCACAAAACTAACACATAATTGACACATACAAAAATTGACAGATTTACAAAACGAGTTTTCAAATCTTTACAGATTGTAAATATTCGCTGTTAATGATGTAAAATATTTTAATAAATAAAAGTATGAGTGAGAAAGAAAAAGATTCTAAGCAAGAAAAGAGCAAAGAGCATTACGATTGGCGTGGAAATGTTGCTGTTTATAATGAACGATATGGTTGGCATTTACGACCTACTAAACATAGAGAAAAACAGGAAGCAAAACCTAGTGCGTCTAAAGACAAAAAACTACTAGATATATAAATCTTGATTCTTATAAGTACTCTATGTGCGTCCTTCAGAAACCGCTCCAAAGCCAGAGTAAGCGATGATTAGAATAATGACAATAATACTAACACTATGGTTATGTTATGTAATGGGAGCGGCGATAATTAATACTATTTGTCAAGGATGTATTCAATAGTGGTCTTGCGATAATTGTATTATAGCATAATGTATAACTTTTAATAAATCATTTTTATTATGGCCTTCTTTTTTGCCATATCGTTGAGCATACTTTAATATATTGCCCATACAGAAACCAGTACCATGACCTTGGTCAATGATGATTTCAGTTGCTTGTTTAACAGTTTTAGCATAATGTGAATCATATGTATTGTCGATATATTCTTTTATATCTTCTAGGATTTCTCCTTCTTTAAATTTATAGTCTATCATATAGTTCTTTCTATTTGTTTGTTTTGTTGTTTTGTAATATGTGTATTACCACTTTTAAGCAGTTTATTTCTGATTGTATTAGGATCAAGACCTAACATTCTACAATAGTTTTGATATTCAGGATGATTGTTTAGAATCCAGTTAGTTGCTTCAACCTTATGTTTAAGATGAAAAGCAGTTGTACCTGTATAAGAAGCATCCTCTACTGCTTGAGTTAATATTGCTGTGATAAAATTTTCTTCGCCTGTCATTATTGTTTCTCCCTTTTTAATGTTTCTTTTTTATACCAATCATATAAATTATAACCTTCTAAAGTTTTGATAGAATGTTCACATTCATAAATTGATTGTTCAATATTTTCTTTATCTGGACTATAAGGTTCTCTTTCTTTTAAATGTTTTATTTCTTTTTTTAATTCTTTAATTCTTTCAGAATAATCCATTATATGTCCTTTTCAATTTGTGAAAAGTATGCCCAATATTGGTCACCATTATCAGTTATATATCCTATTGAACCTGCATAGTCAAGTTTGGTATCATATTCTTGTACCTGTGTGCCACTCTCACCTGCAGGATCCTCAGCATGAGTAGCAATTGAAATGTCAGTTATCTTACCTTCTCTTGGTAAAATCTTTCTGACATTTACAGATACATTGTCACCTACTTTAATTAACATTAAGCACCTACCTTTATATTTTCAAGGTATTCTTCTACCTCGTCAATGTGATTGAAACCGATAAGGTTCCAAGCGATATCTGCTGACTTTACAAGTAGCATAGCAGATTCGACAGTTTGAGCACCTAATTTGATTTGGTTCTCAAGGTTAGACAAAAAGTTTTCGGCATTGTCCATCGCCCAATTTTTTACTTTACCCATTATATATCCTTTTCTGTTAGGGTTGATATTCCTGACACCGTGTCAGTTTCTAAATTTTTTGTTCTAAGATTTTCAATCATATAAGCACTAGGACCAAATTTAGATTCTATTCTATCAGCGTTATGTAATTGATTTCTTAATCTAATCAATTTGTCTTTAGTAGCATTCATACCATGAGGCAAACTGTCTAAAACTGATTGAACAGTTTGCATAATTTCAAATTTTTCCATAATTAGGCAACTCTCTTTTCTACGATATTCATAGGACACGCATATGTAAGTGAGTTAGAATCGAATTTAACTGCACAACGAGTTTTCATAACTTTAGTAATCGTGCCAGGTTCAAGTGCAAATCTAGTTTTTACGATAACTTTATCGTTAACAGATAGAGAAGATTTAATTTCTCTTGATAGAGCAGTTCTTCTATCTTTGATTGCATAAATTAACATATTCATAGTATCATTAGTTGCATGATTCTTGATATAGTCTAACACTAAATCTAAATCTTTGAATTTCAGTTTTTTCATAATGTATATCTTTCGTTTTTTTATTATTCTTATACGCTACACTAAAAAGGGTCAAATGTCAAGGAAAAAATGCATTAAAAAACCCTTATTTTCTGCGAAAAACTCATTTTTTTTGTAAATTGTTGATTTTATTGACTTTTTTCTTTAATTTTGCAAAAAACCCTTAAAAACAAGGGTTTTTTTGTTCTATTTTTGTTCTAATTTATCAAATTTTTAGGTAAATTTTCAAAAAGTTGACTATGATTTCCCATTTTTACTGATTTCACAGCGTGCTCCAGTAATTTTTGGGTGTCCTCTTCGCCCATTTGTAAAACATAACAATCCAAAATCAATTTAAAACACATCGCTACTGCTTGGTCGAAGGATCCTTGATATTTCACTAATAAATCCATCATATCTGTTTGAACCTCGGCCATTATTATATTTTCTTCATCCATATTTACTAGTATAACATATTTTGAAAGATTTGTAAAGCACTTATAAATAGTTTATATTAAGTTTATTAAAGGAAAAGTTATGTACGAGTATAAATGCAAAATTATTAAAGTCGTTGACGGAGATACCGTTGATGTAGACCTTGATTTAGGATTCGGTGTCTGGCTCAGAGATGAAAGAGTAAGAATTATGGGCATTGATACTCCAGAATCAAGAACTAGCGATCCAATAGAAAAGATATTTGGTAACGCTGCTAAACAAAGAGTTAATTCTCTACTAGGTGAGGATGCTATTTTAATATCAAAAGTAAAAGGCGAAAATGGCGAGAATATGAAAGGCAAGTTCGGTCGTATTCTTGGTGATTTCAAAACTATGAACGGTGAATTATTATCTTCTAAATTAATGGGAGAAGGACACGCTGTTGCTTACTTAGGTGGTAGTAAAGAAAAAATCCAAATGAAACATTTAGAGAATAGACAAAGACTAGTAAACGAAGGTAAAGTTGATGTTGAAGGTATGCAAATAACCAAACCAGCATTAAGACAAAAACCAATAGTTGAAGAAGAACCGGTTGTTGAAGAGGTTTCAAAACCAGTTAAAAAGAAAAAGAAAACTACTAAAAAGAAATAGGAGATTGTTATGGGATTTTTTAGCAAGTTATGGGAAAATTGGGGTAAAGGTAAGAATAGTGGTATAGAAATAAAATCATCAAAGAAAAAAACACCTGCAATTAAAAAAGTAACAAAGAAAAAAAAGAAAACTACTAAAAAGAAAAAGTAATGCCAAAGGCACAAAGAAACGGAGATGCTAACACAGGTGGAGGAGTAATCAATTCTATTCCTCAATCAACTGTTTTTGTAAACAGTAAATTAGTTTCTGTTAATGGGTCAAAAGGAACAGGACACGGTATAGGAATTCATGCTGCAAATGCATGGGATACCGCTAACGGTAGTGAAACTGTTTTTGCTGGTGGGATTGCAATTAATAGAACAGGTGACGCTGATACTTGTGCTCATACAAGAGCAGGCGGTTCTGATGATGTATTTGTGGGATAACAGTATAAATATTACACAGGAGAGATTACTCAATGTCAAGGTATGACGCTACACAAACTAATGAAAGCAAAAGAAGTTCTAGGATTTACAAAGACTTGAATTTAGGCTTTCAACAAAATACTGCTACTAAAGATATTCAAAAACTTACTGATGTTGAAGCAGTAAAAAGAAGTGTACGAAATTTGATTAACACAAATCATTATGAAAAACCTTTTCATCCAGAGATAGGGTCTAATTTGAGAGCGATGTTGTTTGAAAATATTACTCCACAAATGAATCATATAATCTCAAAGAATATTGAATTACTTATTAGAAATTATGAACCAAGATGTAGGTTAGTTCAAGTAAACACACAACCAATGTTTGATAGAAATGGATACGCTTGTCAAATATCTTTTTATGTAGTTAATCATCCAGAACCAGTAACAGTAGAATCCTTTTTAGAAAGATTAAGATAAGATGGCAACTAAATTAGAAATATCAGAATTAGATTTTGATGGTATTAAAGATAATCTAAAAACATTTTTAAGTCAACAAGACGAATTTACTGATTATGATTTTGAAGGTTCTGGTATGTCAGTTCTTTTAGATGTATTAGCATATAATACACATTATCTTGGATATAATGCTAATATGCTAGCAAACGAAATGTTTATTGATAGTGCTGACTTGCGCTCTAGTGTAGTTTCAAAAGCAAAACAAGTAGGTTATACTCCTACAAGTGCAACCGCTTCAAAAGCGACTATTGATGTTTTAGTTAATAACGCTTCTGGCGCTTCTCTTATAATGTCAAGAGGAACAAAATTTACAACTACGGTTGATAGTCAATCATATTCTTTTATCAACAATGCTGATGTAACAATTACACCAACTGATGGTGTTTATAAATTTAGTAATTTAACTATTACTGAAGGTTCATATTTAAATTACAAATATACAGTAAGTACATCTGACCTTGACCAACGATTTATAATACCAAATGATAATGTTGATACAACATCATTAACAGTTAAGATTCAAGAATCTTCTTCGGACTCTACAACAAACACTTATACATTAGCAACAGGACTTACAGGATTAGATTCAACATCTAAAGTTTATTTTTTACAAGAGGTTGAAGGTGGAAGATTTGAAGTTTATTTTGGTGATGGTGTTTTAGGTAAAGCAGTCGCTGATGGTAACATTGTTATATTTGATTATGTTAATTGTAATCAAGATTTACCTAATGGTGCAACAACTTTTACATTATCAGGAACGATTGGTGGATTTTCAGATGCTACAATTACAACTATTAGTAATGCAAGTGGTGGTTCTAGGCCTGAAAGTATTTCATCAATTAAATATAATGCACCAAGAGATTACGGAACACAAGACCGTGCTGTTACAGCAGAAGATTATAAAGTTCTTGTTAAAAGTTTATATGCAAATGCACAGGCTGTTCAAATATATGGAGGCGAAGATGCTGAAACTCCTTCATATGGAAAAGTTTTCATATCTATTAAAGCAAAATCAGGTTCTAACTTAACAACAGCAACAAAGAATAGTATTGTTACAAGTCTTAAACAATACGCTGTTGCTTCTGTAAGACCAGAAATTATAGACCCAGAAACCACTCACATAACATTGACAACGACTTTTAAATATGATTCCGATAAAACTACAAAAGATGTTTCAACCCTTCAAACAAATATAACTAATGCTATTGTAACTTACAATAACAACACATTAGAAAATTTTGTCGGTGTGTTTAGATATTCAAAATTACTTGAAACAATTAATGATGCTGATACATCTATTTTAAGTAATATTACAACTGTTAAAATGTACAAATTTTTTACACCAACATTAAGTTCAGCATTAAAATATACACTATCATTTAACAATGCATTTTATAATCCACATAGTGGACATAATGCAAGTGGTGGTGGTATTGTTTCTTCAACAGGATTTAAAATTAATGATGATGATTCAGCAAATGAACATTTCCTTGATGATGATGGTGAAGGAAATATTCGTGTATATTATTTAAGTGGCACAACAAGAGTTTATACAAGCACAACCTATGGTACTATTAATTACACAACAGGACAGATTATTTTAACATCAGCACATTTAACAAGTATTTCAAATGTTGATGGTGCAACTAGCACAAGAGTAAGAGTATTTGCAATACCGAAATCTAACGATATTGTACCTGTTAGAAATCAAACTTTATCTATTGATACTGCTAACTCATCTGTAACTGGTGAAATAGATACAGTTGAAAGTGGGAGTTCACAAGCAGGAACATCTTATGTAACTACAAGTAGTTATTCCTAATAGAGAATAACAATGGCAGACAAAAAGAAAACAAACAAGAAAAAAATATCAACACTTGTTAAACAACAAGTTCCTGAATATGTTTTAACAGACCATCCTAAATTTACAGAATTTCTTTCTTCATATTTCCTATTCATGGAATCTGCTGAATTAAATTTAGATACATTTACAGCAATTGATAATATTCTTTTAGAAACTGAAACAGATACCGATAGTTATGTTTTAATTAACCAAACAAATAAAAATGGTTTAGACGCTGGTGATAAACTTGTTGATGAACAAAACACATTTGGTGGTTCATTTCAAAAAGGCGAAACGATTACAGGTTCAACATCTGGTGCAACATCAACTGTTTTAGCAGAAGATATTAGAGATAATTCCAGATTGTTTGTTTCGGCAAACAATGCTTGGATTACAGGAGAAACTGTAACTGGTGGAACCTCAGGTTCAACAGCAAAAGTTGCCAAGTATCGTGCTAATCCTGTAGAGAATCTTCAACAACTTTTAAACTATTCTGATCCAGACCATACAATAGATGATTTCTTAACACAAATGAAAGAGGAATTTCTTAATACAATTCCTACAGATACCGATAGTAGTCTTGATAGAAGAAAATTAATTAAAAATATAAAATCATTATACAGAGCAAAAGGTACAGCAAAAGCACACAAAGCATTTTTTAGAATGTTGTTTAATGAACCATCTGATGTGTACACACCAGCTGACGATATGTTGCGAGTATCTGCTGGTGGATGGAGTACACAAACATTTATTCGTTGCACACAAACAGCAGCACAATCAGTTAATGATGCTATATTTTTAGTTGGTCAAACAATTACACAAACAAATAATCCTGCTTCTACAACAATTAATAAAGCAACAGCGATTGTAGAAAATGTTACAAAGTTTCAAGAAGGTTCAATTGTTGTTATCGAAATTGCTGTAAACAATGAAACAGTAACCGGCACATTTGTTAATGGAGAAGAATTAACTGGAATTAGTTATGCCGATCCTGAAACAGAAATCAAAGTAACTGTAAGTCAAGGATTATCAACAACAGCAATTACAAATGACGGAAGCACATTAACAGTAGGTGACGAAGCAACAGTAAGTGGAGGTGCAGGTACTGGTGGTCGTGTTTCAGTAAATGATATATCAGGTGCAGGTGTTGATGAGGTTATTGTCAATGCTGCTGGAACAGGATATGATATTGGTGATACAATTACATTTAGTTCAGGAACTGCTGAAGCAAAAGTTTCAGTTGTTACTGGTGGTATTGCACCAGAGGAAGGAAGTGTTGCTGTTCATGTTGAATTAGAATCAGGTACAGTTACAGGTTCAGGTTCTGGTGATTTAAGTTTAGAGGATGCCGCTGACGGAACAACCGGTAAATTTTTAGATTCTTCCTCACATGAAACAGATACAGAAATAAGAATTGAATTAGAAAATGAGGTAGGAGAAATATTATTAGAAGATTATGATTCACAGGTTTCAGAATCTTGTTTTCTTCTTAATCAAAATTCAGAACCAAATGAACCATATCAAGTAGAAGATAATGACCATATCGTATTAGAAGAAGAAGTTGCTAAAGATAGTTATGATGGAAATAAAATAGTTCAAGAAAATACAACAGTTGAACAATTTGAATTTACATTAGAAAAAGCAACTCTTACTAACGAAGGTGGTAATATAGCATTAGAAAATGAAGTTGGTAATTTAGTCAATGAGGTACAAAGTACGGATACTGGTGATATAACTGATATCAGAATGATTGCAAGTGGTTCAGGATATACGACTTTACCAACAGCAACAATTACTATTGGCAATAGGCATATAGGATTAGAATCGGTTACAAATGAACGAAGATTATCTTTTGTTGGTCAATTAGAAGGTGATATTAATTTTATTCGACAAGAACAATTAGATAGTTTTGGTAACATAGGTAATATATTAAATGAGGATGAATCATTAACAACAATTATAGACACTAGCACGGAAGGTGAGGGAAGACTTGTTCTTGAAAATGGTGGTTTTATACTCAATGAATCATTTGATGGAGAAAACGCAACTGTTATACCTTTTGGTGATAACATTGGTCGTGCAACATCATTAAATATTGTTGAACACGGTATTGATTATACATCAAATCCAACTTTAGCATTTCCACATTATGCTGTACTTAAAACAATTTCAGGTACAATAAGTGCTGACGAAACATTTACAAGTAATATAAGTGGTGCAACAGGAACGGTTGTTGATGTTACAGCGCCTCTTTTAAAATATACAGCAACAACAAGTGCATTAGAGGCTGGAGATACAGTTACTTTTTCTGGAGGTGAAACTGCAATTGTAGCAAAATCTGATCCTCTTACTGGTACTACAGCGATTGATACAAAGATTACAACAACAGGAAAATATATAAATCAAGATGGTCATGTTTCTGAATTAACTAAAAAGATTCAAGATAGTTTATACTATCAAGATTTTTCTTATGTTATAAAAGTTTCTGAATCAATTAATAAGTGGCGGGACGCCTTAAAACGAGCAGTTCACCCAAGTGGGTTCTATGTAACTGGAGAAGTGAATATTGCAACATCATTAGACGCTCAAGTTAGACAACCTGTTGGTGCTACATTATCTTCTGGATTATTCTCTGGAACATCTGATAGTCCAATCTATATGAGATTAAATACTTTATTCTCTACAATCTTTGGCAGACGAACAGGTGTTGGATTTAAATTTATGAGTAATGCTGTAGAATTAGATGGTAAAACAAAAGTATCATCTTTGGTTGCAAGAACTGGTGTTTCTGTTGAACCTCAAAATGATTATAGAGATACAAATACAAATACAGAAAAAGAATTAAATTTATCTCCTGAAACTACAATAGAAATGGAACAAAGAAATAGGAGAAATTTTTATACCTTAAATAGTAGTCCTATCACTTTAGAAGATGATACAGGTCACATAGCAAATGAAGATGTTGGAAAAATACTAGATGAATCAGGTTATACAGTTAAGGGCACAGGTGTAAGTAATGGATATGCATATGCAGGACCTAGAATGAGAAATCTTAAAACATATGCTTTCACATCATTTGCGGCTAACAATGCAATTACTCTCGAAGGTGGCACTGGTGCAGGTGAAATAAGACTAGAAAACGAATCAGGTGTTTTACAACATCCTCAATCGGATTCTGCTTCAACCACAATCAATGACTGGAATACCTTACGATTTACTGGTACTTTAAATACAAGTGTTGATGGTGAAACACTAACATTAGGGGATATTAACGGAAATAATACTAATCTTAATCATAAAACTAATTTTGCTTTTCCTACCGAGGTAACGAAAAGTGCTTAATAAATAGTTATAAATAATAAGAAACACTAGAATAATGGGAAAAAACAATGGCAGCAATAATAACTAACAAATTTAGAATAAATAATGCGGAACAGTTTGTTGAATCCTTCTCGGAAACATCTGCTGAAACATATTATTTGTTCATAGGTCGAGCACACGCTTGGGCTTCTGATGCTGATGTTCAAGGGAACACAATAACAGAAGGAACAGACGCCGCTCCTCCTACACCTAATGATGATGTAACATCAGAATTTTACAACTATGATGATATGTTAGGGGCAAAAATAATTGCTTCATCTGATGTATCAAGAGTAATACCACGAAGAAACTGGACAACAGGAACAACTTATGATATGTACGAACATAATATAAGTTCTTCTAACACAGCAAATAGTGGTGCAACAAATCTTTACGATTCAACTTTCGTAGTAATGAACAGTTCTTATGCTGTTTATAAAGTTATAGAAAATGATGGTGCAACTGCTTCAACAGTAGAACCAACATCAACATCAAACTCAATTTTTAGTACATCTGATGGTTATAGATGGAAGTATATGTATTCTTTAACATCTGCTGAAACTCTTAACTTTATGTCAACTGACTTTATTCATTGTTCAACCGATTCTACCGTATCAGCCGCTGCCGTTGATGGTGCGTTAGACACAATCTTGGTTGTTGCAGGTGGATCAAGTTATAATACATCTTCAGGTTCAACTATTTCTGCAATCCCAATTCGTGGTGATGGTTCAAGTGGTGTTGCTTCAGTAACAATTAGTTCTGGTGCGATTTCGGCTGCAACTGTTACAACTGCAGGAACAGGATACACTTATGCATATATTAGAAACGCTGATATTATCGCCGCTACAAATGCTGGTGGTGCAGGATCAGGTGCAAATCTAAATGTAATCATTCCACCAAAAGGTGGTCATGGGGCAGACGCTCTCAAAGAGTTAGGTTCTTTCTATGTTATGTTAAATAAATCACTTACAGGTGTTGAAGGTACATCTGATATAGGTGTTGCAAATGATTTTAGAAGAATTGGTCTTGTAAGAAACCCATATAACTACGGAACAACAACGGTTGCAAGTGCAACAACAAGACGACAACTGTATGCTGCTGTATTCTCATCTGTTTCAGGAACATTTACTGCTGATGAAGAAATCAATCAGGCAACTACAGGTGCTGTAGGTAAAGTTATTGAATATGATTCAGATAATAAACTTTTATACTGGTATCAAACACGATTCCCAGATGTTGGAACAGATAGTGATGGTAACTTAACAGCATTTAGTGGTGCAAATGCAATCACAGGACAAAGTTCAAGTGCAAGTGCTACACCTAATACATCAAGTTCAACTGATGTAAATGGTGTATCAATTACTTCTGGATATTCAACTCCAGAATTAGCATACGATTCAGGAGATATACTATATGTGGAAGAAAGAAGTCCTATAACAAGGGCATCCGACCAAACAGAAAATATAAAATTAATTATTGAATTTTAAATAGAGGAATATAATGCCAAGTAAAACTGATTTTAATGTTAGTCCTTACTATGATGATTTTTCACAATCAAAGAATTTTCATAGGGTCATGTATCGACCAGGA